TTTGGATGTTATTTGGCAGTAGTAATATTAGACTGCCAAAAAACATCTTTTATTTCTCCGGTCAACATTTGGTCAAATGTCCCTTTCGGTGAAATCACAATTTCTCCGCTCCGCCGTGTTGCACTCCGTGTTATGTCGGCTCACTTCCTGAAACCACTCTGAGCCGTTTCCTTAGAGATAATAGATTTGGGATCTATGTGATCGTGTTGAGTTCTGGTTGTGTCGTTTTCCCTTTGTTTCACCATGCCTCAGCTCCGACTTCGGCCCCTACGCACTACCCCAGGCGGGGCCCGGGGACCCCTAGTGCTGCGGTCGTGCTCGTCTCCGCGTCTTTCGTCATGGTGAAACGAAAGGGGCCCGACGACACGGATACCTCAAGTGATAATAGATTTGGGGGGGTTTTTTTTTTAATTTTTTTTTATTTTTTTATTTTAACATTAAGCGTCATCATATCTGAGACGAGCGATAAAGTCATAGCGAGGGAAAGCAGTTGGTGCTGCTCCTGCTCCTGCTTGTTCAGCAATTGAGAGTAAGTAGATTGATCCTGAAGTGATATCAGCTACAGTTCCTGCGGTGCCGTTGTTGAAAATGGTAGTGATGTTCAGTTTCTTGTAGATTTTCATGAATCTGCAGTCCGATGAGCTTGTAAGGGCTTGGGACATAGGGACTCCTTGGTCATATAAGACCTTGAATCGGTCTCTGTTATCCATGTTCATGGGTGAACTGGCAGTAACCGTCTCAAGTAATTGCGCGACAGTAGGGGCTGTCGCATTGGCTTGAGTGTCAAGGAATACCATGATTCTGACAAAGCCTTGGAATGCTATTGCACCAGCGGCATTGGCACCAAGATTATAGCGTAGAAGCATACTTCTAAAGTGACACTTCTTTCCAATTCGTTGAGACGCACCAGTACCAGGTGCTAATCCGTTTAATAGGACTAAGACACCACCTGCGGTAGTGTCGGTTGCGTTCAAAGTATCTACATACTTGAGCTCTCCTCGTCGTCCAGGTACTCCTCTCCATCCTCCTGTTCTGAGTCCACTGCTGACTGGAGCTCGATTAATAACTCGAGCTTTCTTTCGAGGTTTCCAAGTGCCTGTAGCACTGCTGACTCTTGGTCTTTTTCTTCCGAGCATTCTGCTTTAGTTTCTTTACGAGGCTTTTTAAAAGAAGCTTTAGTGTTGTCCATATAATGGAAAGCATAAAAATGAAGTTCATTTCAAATTTTCGCAAATTTATGGTTTGTGATTCTTTATTTAATTTTTCGGGGAAATTCCGGGGAACACATCAATCACTTCAGAAATTTCAACAAGTTGAATTCTAGCGTTCAAAGCTCTCATTGAGGCTTGGTCAACCCTATGATAGCTTTGATCGAAGGTCTGGTTACTGGTTATTATTATTGGTACATTGTCGTTCTTGTGATTCAGTCCACCATGAATTTTGAGTACCGTTGGTGAACCATCTAGAAAAAGTAGCAGGTCCGAGACAGTCCAACCAGCACGCAATTCCTCCATTGCTATCAAGCCGTATTTCCCATCTTCCCAGGGGGGAAAGTAGGGCCCCTGCGCCGGGACTCGGTATACGTTGAGATAGTTCGCTAGCTTGGAAATTAGCAAGCTCTTCCCAAGCAGTGTGCCTCCAACTATCATTAAATGAGGCGTTCTCGGCACTCGTTTCTTGTTGATGTTGTTGTTTAACCACAAAGCTATTTGGTAGTTGGGCGAGTTCAATTCGAATTGGTTTAGATCGATTTCTTGCCATGGGTCCTTCTCCGTTGTTTGGTGAGTCTTTAACCAGTTGTGAAGGTACTGTACTTTTTGTAAGTTGAATCCGACATAGCCGGGCTCTGCATCGAAGCAGTCTTTAACAGACTTACCTTCGAGCAGTAACTTGGCTATTACTCCGTTCTTAGGATTTTGCTTATTGATTACAGCCTGGGCATTCATGTTCCACTCTACGAAGTCTTGAATGGTTCCATTGGATAGGCCTTTCATGACGTAGCCTACTACTTTCTTGACGTTCCTTGCTGGTTGGACGTTGGGATGATAGCAAGGATCGTCGTAGTTTAAGTCGAACCAATACGCAAATTGCTCTCTGTTCAGCACTAGTCTCTCTTTGACTTTCACATAGGCGTGCAAATGTAGCCCGCCGTCCTGATGCAGTTCTTGACTGATACAGCAGCACTGCATATTGTCCTTCAATAGGTCTTTCAGGAAATCTAGAAGGCAGTTTGGTGGTACTGGACATTGAGAATAGGTCATAAATATATCTTTTAGAAATTTCTGACGAGGGCCTTCAGCCATGATTCTTGATGTTTGGATGTTATTTGGCAGTAGTAATATTAGACTGCCAAAAAACATCTTTTATTTCTCCGGTCAACATTTGGTCAAATGTCCCTTTCGGTGAAATCACAATTTCTCCGCTCCGCCGTGTTG